TTGCCGGATCAATCTCCAGATTTACATACAGCACCTTCCCCTGCCGGCACTGAAATCCCAGCCATTCACTCCCTTCCGCAATCGCGATGCACAGTTCCATCAGCAGGAAGCTCTTCCCCGCCTTCGATGATCCGGAAATCAGCATCTTATGCCCCCGTCTCAGGACGCCCTTGATCATCTCCTCCGGCAGCTCCGGCGGATTCTCCGCGTAGTCTGCCAGCAGGCTCATCCCCGGCAGCTCGTCCGTCGCCCCGTCCACAAAGTCCATCCAGTCCACCCAGCTCTTCCGCCCGATGTTCACGCCCAGCAGCTTCTGCTTCTGCCCGTTCCGTGTCACGCCCGGCATTCTGCTCAGCCTGCTGGGGTTCCGGTTCTGGGTGTCCACCTTCACGCCCCGGGAGCTCAGGAAGTCATACAGAAACGTCACCCGCTTCCGGTATTCGTCATAGCTGTCCGCGTCCACCCGCACAATGGCATGCACGCTCTTTTTCCCGCTGTGGACCAGCGCCGCCACCGGCAGCTCCAGTTTCCGGTACATCGCGATCTGCTCGTCGATCGGCATGGAATCCGATTCCACCAGCGCAAACCGGAAGCTCACCACGTTCTCGTTCCGCACTCCTTCGCCGTCCAGGGCGTTGAACCGGATCCACGCGCCCGCTTCTTCCTTCCAGTCGCCCACCGTTGCGCCCAGGTCGTCCGGATACCGGTTCAGGGAAGTGATCAGCTCACCGGCCGTGCGGTAATACACGCCCTTCGCCGGCACCCATTTTCCGTCGTCCGTCTGCCACGCGTCCCCTGTCACATATCCCACATAGTCGTCCGGCTCAAACAGTGTCTGAAGATAGAGAATCAGGTCCTCCGTCGCCTTCCGCGCCTCTTCCGGCGGATCGGAATCGCTTTCGTTTCCGTCGTATTCGATCACGTCGTTCCAGTCCATCACCCCGTCCGCTCCGGAAAACGGCGTCCATCCCCGGTCCTGCGCCATTTTCAGGATCGTCGCCCCCGTCACAAGTGGGCCGGGAGGCGTTTCGCCAAACGTCCGCCATCTTTTTTCACATTCCCCGGGATGATACCGCGCCGGATCCCGGCTGCTCCATTCATCCCATACGCTCACGTCATACCCTTCCGTTTTCAGGGCCATGCCGACCTTGATCCAGTCCCCATGGTCCATCTCGGAACAGTTCAGCCAATTCAAAGCCGATAAAATCTTGTCCATTAATGCCTCCCATACAATTCTGTTCTCTGTACGATTAATTTTGAAAAGCCTTCCCCTTGAAAGCCTTCCCCTTGAGGGGGTTCGTAGCGCCCGGAAAACGAGCCAGTGTGCTCGTTTTCAGTCGGAGAACGGGCGGCAGCCCAGGCAGGTGCCCGCTTGCGGGCGGATGAGGTGTTTAGCCTTATTCATTTGGCCTGTAAGTATTTACGTCAACCCCAAACGGCATGGTCCACTCCCTCGCCGCCAGCCGCGATATCATTTCATTCGCCTGCTGAAAGCTCCACGTCCCCACCTGTCTGAATCCAAACCGCTCCAGGCACCGGATCTGTCTGGGCGTCGCCAGCCCTTCCTCCTGCCGCCTGATCAGCCGGTCGATCAGCAGGCTCGCCTTTCCCATGTTCTCCACGCTGCCGGCGAAGATCCCGCGCTTTTCCAGGAATTCAAGCTGCTTCTGCGTCGGCGGCCCCATCTCCCATAGAAAGGTCGGCGTATAGTTCGCCAGGTCCTCCGCCGCGATGGACATCGCGTACTGCAAAGGGTCCACCAGCTTCCGCTTCCGGTTCCGCATAAAGGCCAGCTGTTCCGCCAGCGCCTTCTCGCGGTCGGCCAGCGCGTCCCGCTCGGCGTTTGCTTCCGCCTCCAGGATATCGATGCTGCCGCCGCCTTCCTCGACCTGCCGGTCAATCCGCTTTGCGATGTCTCCGTCTTTGGAAATCAGGGAGGACGGCCGGCACAGGTCGTGCCGCTCCGTCAGCCACAGGAAATCCAGGATCAGCAGTTCCGTTTTCCCCGGAAACAGCCGCGTTCCTCTCCCGACAGCCTGCTGGTACAGGCTCCGCACCTTCGTCGGCCGCAGCATCACCACGCAGTCCACGCTCGGGCAGTCCCATCCCTCCGTCAGCAGCATGCTGTTACACAGTACGGAATATTTTCCCGCTTCAAAATCCTTCAGTATTTCCGCCCGGTCCGGGCTGTTTCCGTTCACCTCCGCAGCCTTCATCCCCATCTCCTTCAGCAGTTCACAGAATCGCTGCGATGTATGGATCAGGGGCAGAAACACGACGGTTTTCCGGTCTGCGTAATGGCTTGCGATCTCCTGCGCAATCTGCCGCAGATACGGCTCCAGCGCGCTGCCGATCTCCCCGGCGTTGTAGTCGCCGTTTGATACGCCGACGCTGCTGATGTCCAGCTGCAGCGGGATCATCTGCGCCCTGATCGGACACAGATATCCGTCCCGGATCGCCTGCGTCATGGTGTATTCGTATGCCTGGGAGTCAAACCAGGCGCCGAGGCTTTTCTTGTCCGCCCGGTCCGCGGTGGCCGTCACGCCCAGCACCTTCGCCTCCGGAAAATGATTCAGCACCCGCTGGTATGTATCGCTCAGGCAGTGATGTGCCTCGTCCACGATAATGGATGAATAATAGTCCTTTGGATATTGGCTGAGACGCCTTTCCCGGCAGAGGGACTGTACGGATCCGACAGTGATCGGGAGCATGCTCCCGAAGGCGGTTTCGCCGGCCTTCTCATATGCGCATGCAATGCCCGTGATCTGCCTGATCTTGTCGGCGGCCTGCTCCAGCAGTTCGCCCCGGTGCGCCATGATCAGCACCTTTCCGCCCCGGTTCACTTCGTCCTCTGCCACCTTGGAAAACACGACCGTTTTCCCGCAGCCCGTGGGCAGGACCAGAAGCGTCCGCCTCCGGCCCTGTTCCCACTCCTGCCATACAGCCTCCCGCGCCTCAGCCTGATAAGGTCTGAGGGTATAGTTCATAGATTTCTCCTTTTATCATCTCAATAGCCTTCCCCTTGAGGGGGTTCGAAGCGCCCGGTAAATAGCCTTCCCCTTGGGGTTTGAAGCGCCCGGAGAAAGAGCCAGTGGCTCTTTCTCAGCGGAAAACGGGCGGCAGCCCCGGGCAAGAAGGTGGCCGAAGGCCGGATGAGGTGTCTGTAGCCCACAGGAGCAAAACCCCAAACGGCGATCGGAAAGCCCCCAATCACTTTTCTTCATATAATGGCCCGTCCATTAATATGTTCTTGCAGATCACTGTCGCCAGCAGCCGCAGCGCATTGCGGATATCCGGTTTCTTCTCGAAATACCTGACCCCGTCCATAATGGCCACGTCCATCGCTCCGATCAGATCCTTCCGCTTCACCGGCCTGTTATATTTCCGTAGCAGCTTCTGCGCGTCATCGGTCGCTTTCTGCCGGCGGTCGCGTGCTATCTCCTGCCGCTTCGCCCTCAGGTCAGCCGCTTCCTCAGGATCCAGTTCCCCGCAGATCGCCTCGATCCGCTTTTCGATTTCCACTGTTTCATCGTCATATTCAATCCCCATCATGCACAATGGATTCTGATACCCAACTACTTCCATCTCAATAACCCCCTGCATTATTCAAATTACCTCCCGCCGAAGGGGGCATAGGTGGGCGACCGGAAAGCCCCCCTTCCCAAGGTAATTCATTGGTTTGAACCGGCGTCATCATGACGCGCGGCTCAAAATCAATAAACCTCACCACATCATTGACTGTCCTGATCTCCCCGTCCCTGGTCGTGTATTCCCGCGGCTTGAAATGCGCCTTCCCCCGGGCGCCCACGACCTTGCTCCAGTCCATCACGGCCTTCTCCCCGTGCTTCTTCTGTCCGATGCTGCGGAAGAATGCCGCGATCTTCCATTCCACCGTGCGGTACAGCATCAGGTCCACCCGCGCCGTCGCCACGCCTTCCTCGCGGTCAACCGTCAGCGTGAGCGACGCCTTCGGGCAGGGAGGGATCTTCGGCCCTCCCGGAAACTGTCCCCGCTCGAAGTGGGTCACCGTAAACACATAGTCGCCTTCCGGCAGGACAATAAACTCCTGCCCGTCGTTATCCAGGACATCGTCCCAGTTCATAATGTTGTTATCCATTTTTCTCCTCCTGAAAATCTTAACTCTCCACTCTTCACTCTTCACTCTGAAAAAACCCTGTTATACCCGAAAATCGGCCTGATACTCTCAAACCCCAAATCCATCTTCTCCGGCAGCCCGTGCCTGTTCTTCGCGTCCCAGCACGGGTGGTGCGTCGTATAGATCACCCGCTTCCCGCCCTGGGCCTTATGCGTGTTCTTGTCCGTTGCCACCACATACGTTTCGAAGTTCAGGAACAGCAGCGCGTCCCCCCATTCCTTCAGCAGCGGCGCCGTCTGCTTCGACAGTTTCAGCTCCCACCGGTCAAAGGCTCCCTGCTCGTCCGGCAGCTCCTGCTTCCGCATCTTTGCATGCGCGGTAATCACCACGTTCTTTCCGCTCAGGATGACATCGTTGCAGAACTTCAGCAGCTTGGAAAATTCCTCTGCCAGAAAGCTGTACCCCTTGCCGTATCCGAAGCTCTCGATTCCCGGCTGGCCGAATTTCCTGCAGATGAATTCGGTGCACAGCGTCTCTGCCCAGTCCGCCGTGTCGATCACCAGCGTCTTGCACAGGTCCGGCGTCGTGGCGACTTCCTTGACCATGACCATCAGCTCTTCCCACGCCTGGGGTTTCTGCGTCCTGCGCACATCCAGGTGCGCGCTTCCGCCTTCCGTGTCGATAAACAGCGGGTCAGGACACTGGGCCGCCAG